CGGGAGGCACTTCTGGCGAGGAGCTGGTTAGGCTCCTGGCTGTCGAAGCAGATCAGGTTCAGCGCGTTCTTATCGCATCTGAATTCCTCTCGCATCATATCCATGATACCGAGCTGAACGTACATGTTTGACGTTGGCTCCATGGCGATAATGCGGGGTGCTTTCAGCGTTTTAGCTACATGAGTGACCTTGACAGGTCGCTCAGCAGCGGGTTCGCGGAAGTCAACACTGTCCATGATGAGTTGAATCTCATCATAAGATGCACAAACCGTTTCCTCGTAAGGAAACAGTTCCTGCAACCGGTGAGTCCACTCTTGTAGAGTGAACTTCTGGTTGCCGACCAAACGGTCGGCACTCTTACCCGGTCCGTGTCTTGGTATCAGTTCTCCGTCGTAGATCCTTCGATCGAGACGGGAATTGACGCGTCTCCAGAGGAGACGAGCCACACGCCCGTAGTCCATGAGATCATCATGGCTACGAGCGCGATCACCAAGCTTGACTTCTGACTCACACTCGATGTATGCCGAATACGCGGCCTGGATTCGTTCATCTGAACACTCCTTTTTGATCTTTCCAAACGCCATTGTTACTTGGCGTATGGTCTGGATCGCCGTAATCGACGGTTCATCGAGCAAACACCCACTCCACCGGTCGAAGACCAGGTCCAATAGCCCACCTAGAAAAATAGGGAGCTTACCCCGCTTGCCGAAACCGGCAAACAGGGAGGGACCGACTGCTTCTTCAGCCAACGCTTTTTGGAAGTCGTTGGCGAAGGCAGGCAGGGAAATCGTAAGAAACGATTCCCCCTCGGCTTCGAACCGAACCAGGGCCGTTTTAAAGTCCTGGCTGGTGCTTGTGTGACACCGGCTCTCCGCGTCTGCGAGGAGCCTTTGTAGAAGTAACATCAGGCTTTTCAATCATTCCTCCAATGGGGGTAGTGATATCCATAGCCATGGCGTCTGGTGGAATCAGAGCGGTCTGTTGAGCCACGCAAAAAGCGCGGTGATCAACAAGACCACTCCTATCCTCCAAATTGACGAGAGCAGTTAGCTCTCGCCGCCGAGGTACTTAATGAGGAGTGCGTCACTCGATGCAGCAAGCTGCGCGAGTGCACCCTTCACGAAGTCCTTTTGCTCAGTAATCGAGTAACCAATATTCGGAACATCGACGTTGAAGAAAAACGACATCGATGCTTCGCGGTTGACACCTGCAAGCAGGGGGTCAGCAGCGATCTTGGAACCGTCCCAACGCGCCGAACGGCGCGTTCGAACCTTTCCAGGCTGATGCGTCACCTTAAAGACGATCGTTCGATCGTCCTTCGAGTAGACAGCATGGTTATCTCCAGATCCCGTACGGGGGAGCGACGAAGTCGTCCCACCGACGGTGATGGACTGAGGATCGGCAAATGCCATGGCATTACTCCTTACAATGGGTTATTTAATTATTATTTAATTAGATAATCCTAGCTACGTACGGGAAAGTCCCAACGCAGCAAGGATGGCCAATTGGTCAGCTGAAAAGTCTGACGGGTTTAAGCCAAACCCGAAAGGTGATGCTCTAACGCGTTGTTTCAAGACGCGCCGCATGGTTTGCGTATAACCGCCCAAGGCTGGAAGATTACGATTACTCATAGTCTCCACTTGGCCAGTCCAACGCTGCCAACCCGAACTTAAGGGTCCAGAAGGTTTCCGGTACCAGAGGCCGTTAGGCCAAGATACCTGAACTTCTGTTTCCGTGGTTCGCATTAGGTAACCATACTGCATCACGAGGTCATCGGCAATGAGAGCGCTGACATTGGAGACTACGTCTCCAAAGTTAACGAACCAGTCCGATAGCCACGTCCATGGTGCGAGATTCCAAAGAATCTCAGGATCAAGTCGAGTACCCAAAAGGATATTCGCCTTCTCTTCAATTAGAGAAAGTTCCTCAAGTGCTTTTGGCACTGACCGATGATAAAATCGGAAGCCTCCAGAAAACCAGGTTTTCTGAGTGGTCTTGGTAACTTGTTCCGGCAAAAACGAGCCACCTCTCGAGAACGAGAAGTGGTCCTGTGGAATTGTCCCAAAAGGGGTGCTCGCTTCGAGCATGTAACTAGAAGAAGTCCCAGAAAAACTGAGACCACTAGTCACACTAACTTCCTCAGGAAAGTAGTATCTACGCCTAATCAGACGCTCGATGTCCCGTTCGTATTGAAGAATACGACGGCGAGCGTCTGGTACCAACTCTACCAGCGTGACCAGGTCCCGAATTAACGGGGCCCAACCAAACTGGACATTCAGGTATTCTTTGCCGCCTTGACGAAAAACGTCTCGAACGGTTTTTGAACGCCCGGCTAGGGAGCCAATGATGGTCGGAAGACCATCCTTGCGCAACTCGCCTAAGAGGACAGGAATGTCCAAGGCGGGTTTTGCAGGACGAACGATTTTGATCGCTCGCGCTCCCATTGTCCAAAGGGATTGTTGGTAATTACCGAGTTCGGCATCTGTACTTAGGGACATCAGAGAGTGCCACCCCAAAAAGAGTGGACCATCTGAATGTGCCTGATAGTATGGGAGATTACCTCCCTTCGCCGCGAGGACTCCGAAGGAGCCATCGAACGACGACTGTACAGACGTTTTCTCAGTAACAAAGGTTGCACCATAATCACGATGGGTGAAAACCCACTCAGCACCGGTACCCCTGATATAAGGCTGCCTTAAGGCATGCCGAATAGCAGGGAATGCGGTGTCGTGACTAATAGTGCGTTGCTCCTCGACCTTATTCTTCTTGTTGAAGTTTTGGGTCGTGATGCTATTGTAGGTACTACCTGACGTATAAGCGTCAGTAGAACGACGCTTAGTTTCCATGGATCTTACCTTTCTACAGATGGGTTTAGGGTGTTTTAACACACCCATGCCCAAGACACAAGTGCCTGTGGTGCCCCTAACGGGGC